AATACATTCTATTACAAAGAAATCAAGCGCAACGAGGAAGTTATAGCGGCCATTATCGACACTGGGGCAGCATTCTGGGAATTGGTAAAAAATAAGACCATGCCAGCGCCAGACGATACGAAACAATGCGAAAACGCACTCAAAAAGCTCTATCAAAAGAGCAACGGCCAAAGCGTGGAACTACCTGCTAACTACGGGAATATGATCATTGATTATTTAGAAATCAAAAATCAACTATCCGAGTTAGAGGCTAAAAAGCGCGGTATTGAAAACGTGATGAAAGATTTCTTGAAAGATAACGAAAAAGCCACATATGGCGAGCATTTTGTTTCATGGAAATCTACGAAACCGCGCGAAACATTCGACGCCAAAGCGTTCAAGGACGATTACCCCGAACTGCATAAAAAGTATATTAAAGTCGGCGAACCTAGCCGCAGAATGGACATTAAATAATGAAAGCATATTCATTGACACAGCTGCTTAATGTAGTCCCTTGTGATTTTGATGTAAAAATCATAGGCAATTGCGGAGTTGATACAGCGTATATTGTACGAGTTGATTATAAAAGAAAGACAGTAACTATAGGGGTGGAATAATGGCAACAATAAAAGGAATTGAACTAAAGAAAAATAATATCGTAGCTCAAAAAGAGGCTAAGACAGTAAAAGGCATGCTTGAAACACCAGCTTTCAAGAAAAAGTTTGAGGAAATGTTAGGCAAAAAGGCAGCTGGATTTATCTCGAGTATTATCGCCGTTACGAACAGTAACAATCATCTAATGCAAGCTAACCCAGCGACAGTCATCGGCGCAGCTGCACAAGCGGCCATGCTAGACTTGCCAATTAATCAGTCTCTTGGGTTCGCTTATATCGTGCCTTATAAGGGTGAGGCTCAATTCCAGCTAGGATATAAGGGCTATATCCAACTAGCCCAACGTAGCGGCCAATATGCTGATATTGGCGCCAAGACTGTATATGAGGGCGAGTTAGAATATGAAAACCGCTTGCTTGATAAATTCAGATTCGGCGAACGCACAAGCGATAAAGTCATCGGGTACCTAGCCTATTTCAGACTTACAAACGGCTTTGAAAAAATGCTGTACATGACTATCGACGAGGCGCAGGCACACGCCAAGAAATACAGCAAGAACTACAAAGGCGGCACGAGCAAATGGGGCCTTGCAGATTTCGACGTCATGGCCGAGAAAACAGTGCTTAAACGCCTACTTTCAAAATATGGGCCGTTGAGCATTGAAAGCATTCAAATGAGCCAAGCCCTAGCCAATGACGGCGGCGTGATTAGCATGAATAATGACGGCGATTTTGATGTCAATTTCAGCGGTGAAACTATCGACGCAGAAACCGAAACAGATGAACATGCGGACGAACCTGCAGAAAATCGTGACACCTATATCGTAGGCGGTGAGGTTATCGACGCAGAAACTGGCGAGGTAGTACATGATGACAAGCAATGATAAAATGCTCGCTCAATTCGGTGCTGACTGGGTAAAGGTGCGAGATATATTACTCGCCCTTGATAATTGCAATATACCATATACGCCGTCATTCATGGTGAACGTAGAAACAAGAACAGGCGTGAGCGCCAACAATGTAAAAAGTGTGCTTGATTACGGCTTACAAATTGGATTGTTTAGACGCACAAATGACCGCGATGTGATTACTTTCGCGCCTGTTAAATAGAAAGGATCAACATGGCAGAACCTAAGCGATATTACTGGCTACGGCTGCACAAAGATTTCTTTCAAAAGAAAGAAATTAAGCGCTTACGGCGGGTGGCTGGCGGTGATACATACACAATCATCTATCTCAAAATGTTGTTACGCTCAATCATTGACGGCGGGAAATTATACTTTGACGGCTATGAGGAAACATTCGTTTCAGAGTTAGCGCTCGACATCGATGAAGATGAACAAAATGTTCAAATAACTGTAAATTATCTCTTAAAAAACGGTTTATTAATTGAATGCGAGAATGACGAATATTATCTACCAGAGGCAAGCAACAATACAGGCTCGGAAACCGCCGCAGCCAGTAGAATGCGGAAACTTCGAGATAAGTCAAAAGGTATAGAGTGTAACAATGTTACGCAATTATGTAACAATGTTACACCAATGTTACAAGAATGTTCGCAATCGTTACAAACCTGTTACGGAGAGATAGAGAAAGAGATAGAGATAGACAATAGAGTAAGAGATATAGATATAGTTAGACACAGAGATAGAGATATTACTATATCTACAACTAGAGAAAATAAAGAAATCGAAAATTCTCAATCTCTTACCCCTATGTCAAATATTGACGTCTATGATTTATGGACGAACTCTTTCGGAGTGATTTCCTCTTTTGTCAAAGGCTCACTTGATGACCTTATCGCTGAATATGGTCTTGTCAATGTAGCTGACGCCGTACGCATAGCAAAAGAGAGAGGAAAATCACGGGTGCAATATGTTGAGGGGATTTTAAAAAATCAGAGGTTGGAACATGGAACAAATCAACGTAGAGAAAGCAATCGAGCAGCTACGAGAAAAGGTGAGCAGGTCAACTGGGAACAAGAGGCGGCCAAGACCTACGGACAAGATTGAGTTTTATAAACCAATTTATGACAAGCCGATTGTAATCCGCTCAAATATCAACGAAACATATGCAGCTGCTGGTATTCCTAAACGATACTACGGCATGAGCTTTGACTGGCTCAAAGAGCATGGCACATTTCAGAGTGCTAACAAAGAGGCATATGCGATCGTTAAAGATTATAGGGATAATCTGGCGGAGTACATGAATACAGGAAAGGGCCTCATATTAAGGGGACCAGCTGGCACGGGTAAGACGTCGCTTGCTGTATGCATTTTGAAAGAGGTGATGAAGTTAAATACAGGGGCAATGATGATTTCAATGCCTAACTTGCTTGACACTATGCTCACCTTATCAAAAGGCGATAGAGTGGCGTACCTTGCCTATGAGCAAAAGTTGAAACATATCCCAATGTTGCTGCTTGATGATTTCGGGGCAGAATACTCACAATCGGACTGGGTAGCGGCTAAGGTTGAGAGTATTGTCATTGAACGATACAACAGCATGAGGCCCGTAATCCTTACCACGAACTACAGCGACCAATGGACTAAAGATAATTATAGTAGCCGCATATATGACCGCTTACGCGGTGAATATAAAATTGCGGTGTTCATGGGTACGTCTCACAGATTGGAAAATTGATTTATTCGCCCTGTATGCTCGTTTAAAATTTTCGACGATAAAAATACTCGTGAGAAATATTACACAGGGCAAGACGGGGCGGAAATCAACGCCAAATTAAAAATTAATACAAAAGATATAGAGGTGATTGCAACGAATGAAAATATTAGACGCGTGTTGTGGGAGCAAAATGTTCTGGTTCGACAAAGAAAATGTAAATACTGTTTATATGGACAATCGAACAGCGGACACAACTTTATGCGACGGCAGGCGTTTGATTGTACGGCCAGATGTAATAGAGGATTTTCGAAAAATGCCGTTTGAAAACGAAACTTTTTACCTAGTCATTTTTGACCCGCCTCATTTAGTAAGTGCTGGAGATACGTCATTTTTAAGCCTAAAATATGGGATCTTAAAAAATACATGGCAAGAAGATATACAGCAAGGGCTTGCGGAATGTTGGCGAGTGTTAAAAACAAACGGAACTATGATTTTTAAATGGAATGAGCAGCAAGTATCTTTTTCAATGGTGAAAAAATTATTTCCTTGCGAGCCACTTATCGGGCAGCGCAGAGGGAAAACAATCTGGCTTGTATTTTTTAAGAGTTGATATAGAGGTGAAATCTTGGAAATTGTAATTCACGGCCAACCAAGGACAAAAAAGAACAGCGGCCGCATTGTGATAAGGGACAATATCAGAAAACTCCTACCCTCGGACGCATTTATTCGATACGAAAAGACGGCATTGTTGCAGTTGGCACATGTTGGCGCTGTTCAAGGACCAATTTCAGTATGTTGCCGTTATTATTTACAAGACAGACGGAGCTGGCCCGATTTGGTTGGCCTGTTACAGGCCACTTCTGACATATTGCAAGACGCTGGCGTGATTGAAAACGATAAATACATCGTGAATTATGACGGCTCGGAAATCGTAGGACTTGACAAGGATAATCCTAGAGTAGTGATTACAATTCATCAAATTGCCGAATCAAGTATCTTATGCGATGAATATGTCAAGGCGAAAGCTAGAGAATGCGACACCGTTCAACAGCAAAAACGCCGACAAGTTGCCAAGAGAGGGGCTAAGGCAAAACCAAAAGCCCCTACCTCAATCTCATATATCGAATATCGAAAATTAATGACGAAAGGAAACCACACATGAACGAAACAGAGTACAGACTACGCCTAAAAGGCGAAATTGATATAGAGGCCGTTATAGCAGCTACATCGGAAAGCGACGCAATCGATAAAGCGGACGCCATTCAAGAGGTAATCAATAATCAAATTACGATTGATTGCGGCAATATCGCCAACGTGAAAGAAATCATCACAAATGAAATTACATTGAAATTCGTATGTTCAGAAATTGCAGATTAAGGGGGATAACATGGGACATATTAAAGCGGAATGCGGCAAGAATAGAAAATTCGAGTTAGAAGTCGAAATCAAAGGGCTTAACGCAATTGAGTGCTTGGCTTTTGTGAGTGGCGTGGCAGATACAATTCTCAACAATGTAGCGCGTGGTAGTGCCATAGCATTTGAGGGATATAAAGGGTTGCTCATTGATGAAATTGAAAGAATAGAAATGAAAGACTATGAAAGCAATATTTGAGCGCTTTAAACGCAAAATTCCGACATTCTTGGCTCATCTCGATGTATGGAATGACACGCCAATGAGCGACTGCAAATATACAACACACAATTATAAGCGTGAAATGCACAAACAGAATTACACGAAAAAATGTGTAATTTGCGGGAAAACATTCACTTGTACGAATTACAACAAACGCCAATTATGTTGCAGCAGATCATGTGGCAATAGATTAGGCGGAATTAAACGAGGCGAGACAATGGCAAAACGGAAAGCGACAATGAAAGGAGCCTAATTGTGTTTGTAGAAGATAATACACAATATTGCTGGGTTACTCCCAACGGAATCGGCGGCCCAGAGGATAGCGTAGAGCAGGCAGTCAAAAGCTACCTAGAATTACATAGACAAGATAACGATGATATTGTTATCGGAATCGGACACCCTAGTTTTTACATTCCCGATATTGACGGGGACAGCGTGATTGAAAGCGTTATCAATTTATTACCAGATGAAGTCTATGACACGGACGATGATTATTTATATAACGTCGAACGTGAGCATGTAGACGAATTAAGTGAAGAACTAACAAAGGTATTCCGTGCATGGGTTAACCGCCATGGATACCACCATAGCGGCATATTCGTAGAGAATAGTGAGCCGTATCATATTAAACGAGGCAAGACAATGGATAAACGAAAAATATCAATGAAAGGGGCTAAATAATCATGTTATATCTTGGCAACTGGCTAGCCCTTGGCGCCTGCATATACGGAAAAAAGAATTCTGATCAAGCGCTTAAAATGCTAGGATTGCAAAAACATAGGAAGAGCAGGCATGACGTTGATATTGACGAATTAATCACTATGAGAAACAAAGGCTTGACGTTGCGAGAAATCGCGGCGGCTTGTAATGTATCGTTCTACATTGCAAGAATTTGCCTATTAAATGCAGGCATTAAATTGGAAAACTAAAATGATTAAAAGTAAGGAGATAAAACAATGAACATTAAATATTTAGCAACGATCATGACAATTACAGCATTAACAGCGCCAGCATATGCAACTGGTACAAATAATACAATCGGCGGCACCGATAACGTTGCCACGGCTAATAGTGCGGCGGTATTTGGATATAAAAACCAAACAAATGCCAATAATACGCTAACATTTGGCGAGAATAACATTACAAACGGAACGAATGCGTTCGCAGGTGGTAATAATTCCAAAGCCGAGGGGCGGAATACATTCGCATTCGGTAGTCACGCCGAGGCACTAACCGAATATACCTACGCGATTGGTTCGCAGGCCAAAACGTCGGCTTATGACACAATCGCCGTAGGAAACGGCGCTTATGCAGGCGGTGAGAGTACTATCGTTATCGGTAGAACGAATACAGTCAACGGCAAGAATAGCGTTGTAATTGGTGCCAATAATATGCAAGTAGACGGCGGGCAGTCTACTGTACTCGGCTATAATAATCGCGTTGATAATTCCCAAGAACAGACTATTCTAGGCGCTAATAGCCAAACAGCGGGGCAAGGCGCTACAGTTATCGGGACGCACTCTAAAGCAACAGCAATTGACGCTTTAGCGATTGGCAATAATACAATCGCAGATAAGTCGAACAGTGTGGCACTGGGGACTAACAGCGTTACAGATGAGGCTGTAGCCACTCGTCAAGCAGTGGTAAACGGCGTAACGCATGTTTTCGCTGGTGATTCCCCTCAATCCGTTGTATCGGTTGGCAGTAGGGGCCGTGCTGGTTATGGTGGCGTGCAATATTACACTCGACAAATCACCAACGTCGCAGCGGGGCAAGTAGATCCTAGCAGTACCGACGCCATTAATGGCAGTCAGTTGTATGCCGCTTATGACGAAATCAGCAGCAACGGCGTAGCAATTCAAAATTTAGCCAATACTACCAGCCAACAATTTGCAGCGGTAAATAACACTATCACAGCACAAAATACGCGTATCGGTGATAATACGGCAGCAATTTCTCAACATGAAAGCCAATTACAAAATCATGAGGCTAGAATTACAACGCTAGAACATAACACAGCGGGGCAGATTTCTCATGTATTGAGCGAAGTGGCAAAAACTGGCGCAGCTAATGCGGCACTTTCCGCCTTGCATTATTTAGGATATAACGCCGACGATAAACTAACGTTTGCCGCTGGTTATGGGCATTACAAAAATGCTAATGCGGCCGCTATTGGTGCATTCTACGCACCGAATGAACATGTATTATTCAACATCGGCGCAACGCTTGGCGGCACTGCAATGATAAACGCTGGCGTATCATTCCGATTAGGTAAAGGCAGCGAGTACGAATTGAATCATAAAGGCAAAATCGCACAGCTCGAGGCGCTAGTCAATGAGTTGATCAATGAAGTGGCAGAATTGAAAGAGGCGAAATAATGAAAGGGTTATTACTGATAATTGTGGCTGTATTGGGATTAATAGGAAAGGTTGCGAG